CTTGGAAATATAAACAATACAAAAGTAGAATTTTGTTTAGACGGTCTTGAAGATACTCATCATTTATATCGTCAAGATACTGATTTTAATAAAATCATTCAAAATGCCAAAACATATATGGCACCAGGTGGGTATGCTGTTTGGAAGATGATTAAATTTGACCATAATCAACATCAAATTGCAGAAGCTGAACAACGAAGTAAAGAATATGGATTTAAAGAATTTCAATTAGAAGACCATGGAAGAAATAATGGACCAGTATTTGATCGCAAAGGCAATTTGGTCCATGTTATGGGTGATTGGAACGCGCATACTAAGATTGAAGAAATTATTGAATTTCATGCCGATACCACAAAAAAATATCAATATCCAGCTTACAATCCAAATAGAAAATTAGACTGTTTTACAAAAAACAATAATTCAATTTATATTGCTGCCGATGGGCGAGTATATCCATGTTGTTATATGGGCTTTAATCCTCTTACATATAATAAAGGCTGGCATGGATTTGTAAATGGACAAATCAAACCAATTGTGTATAATAATAGTCTACATGAAACAACTTTAGAAGAAACAATCAGATGGTTTGGGAAAGTTGAGTCATCTTGGGCAAAAACAAGCACGGAAGATGGACGCCTTATACAGTGTGATATAACGTGTGGTAAATTGGAAACTGCCTAAAAACCCATAAATAATTTTGGAGTATAATAATTTGCGTAAACAGTCACGAAGCATACTTGATGAATTAAGCCATATGTCGATAGGCAAAGACACTGGTTTTGTATTAGAAAGTCGTGCCAATCATATCATCAATAGTGCTATTAATTTGATTAATCAAATACGTGAAACCTATGACACTCCAGAGGCAGAAGAATTAGAACGCCGTTTATTAAATAGTATACGCACCCAAGAACCAACTAAATTTATACGTGGATTGAGAAAAATAAATGAAAGCAAATGAAATCATTGTTGAGGCAACTGACCCAACAAATCCTCCACAAACAGGTTCTAAAGAATTTGACGCTAGTCAAGAATTTATAAAAAATATAATACTAGGAAATGATAGAAAACCTGGTCAACTTAATATAAATCCAGCAAACTTTGATGATGCAGACAAATATAAAAAAGCATTATGGAGCGTTTTGCGTTATAACACAGGTGGGAATTTAAGACAAGCAGATGTTGAAAAATTAAACTTAAACAATGCAGATTTTTTTCGTGGTCCCGTGTTTATACAAAACAAAATTGCATCATTTGCTCCGCAATTAACACAAGCTTGGTATAACAACAGAAAATTAAAATCCACTGCGCAACAGCCACAACCTAATTCAAAAACTCCTACAGTTGGACAGCAAACTACTTTAACAGGTAAAAATGGTATAAAATTTACTTACCAATGGCAAGGAAATGTATGGGGACTAGTTACAAAAAATGGTATAGGAAAATCAGCAAATAAAGCAGTAGCCGATGAACTTTTTAAACAAACAGGAACAGTTCCGCCTTATCAATCAACTAAACAGGACAATCAGCAGCAAAATAATCAAACACAACAAACCGCAACAAGTGGTAACCCAAGTGAAGATATTTTAATAAATTTTGCTAAAGCCAGTGGATATGAAGGACAAGGTGAACCAAACAATTTAAATTTTGTTAGGTATCTTATTAACACAATTAATGATGATACTAAAAGAAAAGAATTTATTAATCGTATTAGATTACTATATTCAAGTTAATTTTTTAAAAATATATAAATACCATTAGCGTAATAATAACGCATATTTTTGGAGAAATAAAATGGCAGATTTTTATCGTGTAAATGGTTCAGTCGGTGCAGTCGGTGACGGCAAGGGCTTTATCTCAACTGCTGCAGGTGCAAGCTTTATTGGTAAGTTCCCAATCGCTCTTGCAATCGTTATTCAAGACGGCAGCTTAAACAAGGCTAACCTACAAGCAGAACTTGGTGTTAACTATGCAGTCGAAGGCATTCTAAAGGCAATCTCTGCAAATACTACAATTCTTGCTTATCAGATTGAAGCAAACACTAACGGTAACCTTTCACTTCTACTTGAAGGTGCTGAAGGTCTTTCATCAACTGACGCAGGTATTGCTTCTATTGTTCAGAGCATGATCCGCAACGGTGGTAACGGTGCTGGTTACTATGGTAACAACAACGTTAACGCAAGTGGTTCAGTTGTTGCTAACAACGGTTTCCGTATCACTTACGCTGGTTCTTAATATCAGTTATAGGATACAACCTATTAGAGGGTGGGATTTTTCCCACCCTTTTTTATTGTCTATATACTAGTATGATTAGATGTTTTAGTTTGATAGATTTAGGTAGCGAAACCAACATTAACAAGAATTGGATAAGCTTATTGCAATCCGTAAGTTTATATTCTGATTTTGAAGTTTTGTGTTATCCTAAAAAAGTATGCCGTGATATAAATGGTTTAAATTTTGGCGAATCGTATAGTGGTTTCCATAATGTATGGATATTTGACTTTGAAGATACTAAGACTGCTGATATCAACGAGTTAGAGCAAATTATAAATTATCTACCAATTATATGTGGACTTAATGAAACTATTAAGATTCCCTTGAAATGCGTATTAACAGATACTATAAATAAAAATGTCAGTCTTTTATACATAAAAACTGATATTAAATAATGATGCTCTGTGGGGATTAGCATGACTACCATATACAAAAATGAACGTGAAAGTTTGGAAGCCCATGTTGATCTATGCGCAGAGCGTTATGACAAAATGGAGAATAAAATGGATACTATGGAATTAAGACTTGCAAAAGTTGAAACCATAGTCAGCGAGATCAAAAATATGTTGATCGAGAAAGAAACTTTGGCTTATAAAAAACTCGTTGGCTTAGGAATTGGCATTATTGGCTCACTACTAACAGCCCTATTGGGCTTAATATTATATGTTGCAAAAGCACATAGTTAATTGACAACGTTACCGCTGTAATGTATATTAATAAAATGAACAGCGAAAAACAAAACTTCAACAAAATTACACAATTTATCACTGATTCTTACAACACATTGCCTACTAAAGGCGTTGTCGTTGTAAAGTCAGTGCGGAATGGGTTTATGGTTAATAATATGTTAGTCAAGCAAGATGATAGCTATTGGTCCGTTCAACGAGAAAAAGTAGAGATAGCGAAATTTAAACAACGTAGAGTTGCTATTCTTTATGCAGCACTGACGAGTAAAAAACGTTACTATGACAGCAATAAAATGCCTGGCATTGATCGTCAACTTGATGTATTTTTAGAAGATAAAAATAACTTTATGATTAGACTTAAAAAATCAGATAACCCAGTTTTATCCAGTAGACTTAGCAGAACAGAAAATGACCTTGAATTATTGGATCAACAATTGAGAGAATTAGAAAAAAGTCTCTCTTTGCAATAAATAACTTAAACAAGGACATCATGATGTTTGTAAAAGAATTTAATAATTTATCTGCCAGTGAACTTAACCAACAATTGGCTAAAGTATATAAGTGGCAGCTTAACCTAAACAGCCTCACAGAAGGCAGTGCAAGTCAAATGTTAGCAACTATGCAAAACAAGCTTGCAACTATTCGCAAAAGTTCACAAGTGCATCATGCTGAACGTAATCCAAATTATATGGAAGCAGTTATGGTAACAAAAGTCCTTGAAACATGGAAAAATGAAATGGCACACGGTCGTAAAATTATTGCAGAAAAATTACAAGCAATTGATGAATATTGCATGACTCAACTTAACGAACGTGAGTTGACACCAACAGAACTTAAGAAGCGTGAGCATTTTGCAAAGGCTCTTAAAGGAAAAGCTGGCGATTTTGAAAAGCGTTATGGCAAGCGTGGCAAAGATGTTATGTATGCTACAGCTACAAAGATGGCAAAGAATGAAAGTGTTAATCTTCCACCAGCATTAACAGAAGGTGAAATCGAACAGGCTCGTGTTACTATGGCTGCTCGTGACCTTGCTGATACAGTTCAGGATATCGTTACAAAGATTAGCGATATGCAAAACGAACAACTGCCAGCACTTGTTAGTGCCATGAAAGATGAAATTGGTATGGATCAGGCAAATTCATTTAATGATTCAACCAAGCAAGTTCTGCAAGGTCTTCTTGATGCAGCAAACAATGCACGTGATACTCTTGATAATGCAGCACGTGGTGTTTATAGCCAACCAACAATGGGCGAGCCTAGCAGTGATATGGCCGCTGCTCCTGATATGAACGAACCAGTTGGCGGTGAAGCACCAATGCCTCCTCGTGACGAAGAACCAGATTTAGCTACTGCAGATAGTGCTGTTGGCGGACCTGCTGAATTAGGTCGTGGTAAACGAGCATAATATGAAACTCCTAGAAGTTGCGCCAGATTTTGTTCGCAGTCAAGTAGGAACCTTGATGACAATCTTGCAATTCTTGCAAGATAAAACGCCACCTGGCACAAAAATTCCGATGGCAAATATCGGTAAGATGATGAATAATGTTGGTTATCCATTTGATTGGAGAACATTAAAAAATCTTAAAGAAAAGAATAAAGCACTCGCTGAACTTATTGGCAACTTTGACGAAGAAAATGGAAAATGGCTTACAATAGGCAATAGCGAAGATGAAGAAAACGACGATGAAAAATCGGATATCGATGTAACTCCACCCGAACCCGATTTAGGAATGGAACAACCAGATATGGGAATGGGTTCGGAACCACCAACAGAACCAGAGGTTGATATTGCTGATGGTCGTAATCCAGAACGCTCTACCGTTGATAAAATGGCTGCACGAGCAGCACGTTTTTAACCTAAATACCTGATGCGTATTGGTGATCTTGAACAACTAACAAAATTTCATGATAAACTAAACCCACAATTGTGGGAGAACAATCGTTTAAAACCAGAAGTTCGTCTTGCGCTATTCAAGATTGCAAAAGAATTTATTAAATTTATTAACGTAGATGATATCAGATTAACTGATATTACAATTAGTGGTAGCAATGCTTCATTTAACTACACGCCAGTCAGTGATATTGATTTGCATTTAATTGCAGATGTAGATGGTCCTTGCGAACTAAACATTAAAGAAATGTTTCTTGCTAAGAAAAGCGCATTTAATGACCAACATGATATCAATATATTTGGTCATGCTGTTGAAGTTTATGTACAGAACAGCGATGAAAAGCATATCTCTAATGGGATATACAGCGTATATAATGACAATTGGATAAAGTTTCCAAAGAAGATTACAGCACAACCAGATACATCCAATATCGAAGATAAGTTTGAATATCTTCATAATGAAATTGACCAAGCAGTAGATAGCGGTGACCGTGAAACTATTGAACGATTAAAGAAAAAAATTAAAACAATGCGCCAAAGCGGTCTTGATCGTGATGGTGAATATGGTGTTGATAATCTTGCGTTCAAATTATTACGAAACGAAGGCGATATAGAAAAACTTTATAAAGCTGGCACAGAAGCAACAGATACAGAATTAAGTATTGATGAAGGCAATGCCTTCTTGGGTGCATTGAATACTGCTAGAAAAAATAATTTAGAATATTTTATAGTTGATGGTAAAAAGTACAAAGTCAAAAATAACAAGAAGATGGTAAAAGAAGAAGAACTATCGGAAAAGTGGAGCAAAAAATACAAAAGAAGCATAGATTGCTCTCATCCAAAAGGTTTTAGTCAAAAGGCACACTGTGCTGGCCGTAAAAAGAAATAAATATACGGTGGAGTAAAAAATGTTTACAGCAACCAATGCCAGAATCCAAAGTATAGATAGTTCAATTGTTGAAACTGAAATTGCACTTTTGAATATTAATATTTTAAAGGCAGTAAATGCTGGCAATATAAATGTAACTGTG